GGAGATGATACAGGCATTAGTAGCTGATATACCTGTAGACGAATGGGCAGAACCGATGGAAGACCATCTGTGTCAGCCTTGGGATTGCGAAGCGAGAAATCACAGCGTTTTGGTCATGGATAGAGTTAGCTCTTCTCCTTGGCTATGTAAGATAGACAATCAGTTCTTTACTGCTAAGTATTTATTCACAGTCGACTACACAGACAGTGATATCGCAGATGACCCTGCACAGCATAAACAATCACACGTGATGTATCTGTTGGATGCAGGGAAGTGGACAGGCAACATTGTTGCGTTACCAAATAATAGAGTTAGAGCAACAAGTCCTGCATTATGGGTAACAGGCGAAGGTGCTCCTGATTTTGCTCCCTCACAATGGATACATTCAGCAGAAGCACATGAATCCTACCTAGACCCCTTTACAACATTTAACAATCTATATTCCGATGGTGGCAAAACTTCAAACAATAAGAAGAAAAATAAGAAGTAAAAAGAAACTCGGTTTTTCTGAAAGAGCACGTGCAGTGAATAAAGGATTGTTACCTTCAAAGGCGAAAAAGAATGGCAATAAAAAAAGCTAAAAGCACAATAAAAAAAGTAGCAGGAAAACTAAAGAAAGCTAGTAAGGCTCACGCAGGACAAGCAAAAGCTCTGTCGGCTATAAAGTTAAATAAAGGTGGTAGCACAGTAAACAAGGCAGGGAACTACACCAAACCCACAATGCGTAAGAATCTGTTTAATAGAATCAAAGCAGGTGGTAAGGGTGGTGCTCCCGGTCAGTGGTCTGCACGTAAAGCACAGATGTTAGCTAAACGATACAAGGCAGCAGGTGGGGGTTACAGGAACTAATGCCTAAAAAAAAGAAAGACCCTAAAGTTGGAACAGGTAAAAAACCCAAAGGTTCAGGCAGACGCTTGTACACGGATGAAAACCCTAAAGACACAGTTAGCATCAAGTTCGCCACCCCGGCAGATGCAAGAGCCACAGTTGCAAAGGTTAAAAAAATCAATAAGCCTTATGCGAGAAAGATACAAATCCTTACTGTTGCTGAACAACGAGCTAAAGTGATGGGCAAGACGGAAGTTGTAGCAATATTTAAAAAAGCAAAAGAACAATTAAAGAAACAACATGACAAAAGAAAACAAAAAAAGGTGTGACACTTGCGAGTGTTATGATTGCGATTGCGAAGATTGTAACTGTGACTGTCACGATGAAGAACAAGAAGACGAGGTGTTAGGAGCACCTGTATGATTGAGTTTGTGTTAGTGTTTATGATGGGAGTAAGAGTAATAGACCAAACACAAACTTTCCAAGATTTAGATAGATGCCTATATTTTGCAGAGAGACTGCATAGACAGCCACCCATACCACAAGAAGAAGGACCACCTTTACGTATAACTGCATATTGTAAACCCATAAGGAAGAGATAAAATGTTAGCAGAACTAGCTGCAGCTAATGCTGCTTTCAGTGTCATAAAACAATTCGTGTCCAACGGAAAAGAACTTTCAGGGTGTGCGAAACATATAAGCGATTTTGTATTTTCAAAAGAAGCGATAGAAAAAAATTTGAAAAAGAAAAAATCCAAAGGTGTAGGTGGTGCAGACCTAGAAGAGTTCATGGCTCTTGAACAGATAAGAGAGAAAGAAGAAGAACTCAAGAAGATGATGATTTATCTAGGCAGACCGGGTCTTTGGCAAGATTGGCAACAGTTTCAAGCAGAAGCTCGTAAGTCAAGACGCTATCAAGAGAAGATGGCAGAGAAGCGTAGACAAGAACTTATAGAATATGCAGGATATGGAATAGGTTTTATAATTTTAATATTCTTTGCAGGTGTGTTAGCGTGGTTTGCTGGTAAATGGACAGGAAAATTTTAACACCTTGCATAGGTATATGTAAATTAAAAGATAATGTTTGCATAGGATGTAAGAGAACTATAGAAGAAATTAAGGAAGCATACGAATGGCACTTAAAAAATCTCAGAGGTCACTAGTTGCGTGGACAAAACAAAAATGGCGAACAAAGTCTGGTAAACCTAGTACACAGGGGAGTAAAGCAACAGGTGAGCGTTACTTACCTGAAAAAGCAATTAAAGCTCTATCGCCCTCTGAATACGCCGCCTCTACGGCTGCTAAACGAAAAGCGACTAAGAGAGGTAAACAATTTTCTAAACAACCCAGCAAGACTGCAAAGAAAACATCAAGATTTCGTAGATTCAGCTAGGGTAAAAGAAAAGTTAAAACAAGAAAGAATAAAAGAGAAAATAGCAAATGATACAAGCACTAATAGGACCAATAGCAAATCTCGCAGGAACGTGGTTTCAAAACAAAATAGAAAAGACAAAGGCAGATGGACAAGCTAAAGTTGCAGAGGCAAAAGCTCGTGCTACTGTTGCAGAGAAAGTCGCAACAGGTCAAGTGGAGTGGGAAGGCAAGATGGCAGATGCTACTGTGGATAGTTGGAAAGACGAGTTCGCTTTAGTAGTTCTGTTAGCTCCTGCTATATTAGTCTTCATTCCGGGCATGAGAGAATATGTAAAAGATGGTTTTGAGATATTAGCTACACTACCTGATTGGTATCAGTATTTATTGTACATAGCCATATCTGCATCATTTGGTATCAAAGGTGTAGGACAAGCAGCTAAGATGTTGAAACGCAAATGAGTTGGAAAGCCTTGACATTTTTGAAGATTTCTGCTATAACCTGTAAGATAGGAAACTATTTTTGGCATTTACACGTAAAAGAAATACGCAAAAAACAATTAGAGCTAGGACTTAGACGATGAATATAAATACACTCAGAGAAGAAATTGAAGCAGATGAGGGTGTAAAATATGAATTGTATTATTGCTCAGAAAATCATTTGACCGGGGGGATAGGGCATCTTATTACAGAATGGGATGTAGATTACTATGATAAACCTATAGGATACCCTATACCTGAACAACAAGTACAAGATTGGTTTTTAAATGATGTGCAAGTTGCAATACAAGACTGTCAAACTATATTCAGTGCTTTTGATAAACTGCCTGACGAAATACAACACGTATTAATTAATATGTCATTTCAACTTGGCAAACCTCGTTTATCCAAATTTAAGAAGATGATAGCTGCTGTAGAAGCAGAAGACTACCAAGAAATGGCAAATCAGATGCAAGACTCACGTTGGTATAAACAAACAACTAACAGAGCACAGCGTTTAATAGATAGAGTCGTAACACAAGGAATACCACATTGAGTAGAGAACTAACAGAAAGACAACAAAAGTTTTTAAATGTATTGTTTGATGAAGCAGGTGGAGATGTTGTACAGGCAAAACTACTTGCAGGATATTCAGAGCATACATCTACTTCTAGTGTTGTAGCATCTATGAAAGATGAAATTATGGATGCAACTCAAATGTATATGAGTCGTAATGCACCTAAAGCTGCTGTGGCTATGGTTAGTGGTGTAGATGACCCAACACAGTTAGGTATTAGAGATAGACTATCTGCATCTAAAGAATTATTAGATAGAGTTGGATTAGTTAAAACAGAAAAAGTACAGGTAGAAGCATCAGGTGGTGTGATGATACTACCACCAAAGAAAGGAGAATAAAATGGCAGAGGACTACAAAGGTCAATTTAAGTCTATAAAAAAAGAATATGGTTTACCTATTAAAACAATTAAGGAATTAGATGAAGAGGGTACTTTAGATAGATACTTAGAATCTTTAGATTCTATAAAAAATAGAGAGGCTGCAGGTGTTACCCCCGGCTCTGCTGGAAGATTTAGTAAAGGTGGTGTGGCAACTAAAAAGTATGCTAACCCTGTCACTTTTGTGGATAATCTAAAAAAGAAATAATGGATAGAAGTTTAGGTAAGTGGAAGTTACCACAACCAACAGATTTAAAAGATGAAGACCAAAAAGAATGGATACAGATACCACGTATAGCTAGGACTGTTCCTTTTGGATACAAAGTTAACGAAGACGATAAAGAATTACTTGACCCTATACCCTACGAGTTAGAAGCATTAGAGTTAGCTAGAAAATATATAAAACAATATTCACTTAGACAAGTTGCAAATTGGCTAACAACAAAAACAGGCAGACAGATATCTCACATAGGTTTAAGGAAAAGATTATTACATGAGCGACAACGTAAGAACAAGGCTAGAACTCTTAAACGATGGTCCGAATATGCCCAGAAAGCAATCGAGAAAGCGAAAGCCATCGAAGAAGGTAGAGTTGGAGCAAGAGCATAAAGTAGCAGATGATGTAGAAGCTATACCTGAAGAAGAACAGAATATAGTTTTTAAACCAAACGAAGGACCTCAAACAGAGTTCCTTGCTGCACCTGAAAGAGAAGTATTATATGGTGGTTCAGCAGGTGGTGGTAAGTCATATGCTATGTTAGCAGACCCACTAAGATATATGGGTCATCCACAGTTTAGTGGATTGTTATTACGACACACGACAGAAGAACTAAGAGAACTTGTTTGGAAGTCAAGAGAATTGTATCCCCTCATATGGAAAGGGATAAAGTGGTCAGAAAGAAAGATGCAATGGGTAGCTCCATCAGGTGCAAGACTGTGGATGTCCCTCCTT